CCCGGCGCCCGACCTCGACCTGTTCTTTGATTCGGAATGGTTCGGCCAATTGTGCTACTTCGGCGGTTGGGACGCGCGGCAGGTGCTGGAGCTGATGGAATTCGCATCGTCTGCTCGAGCACATCCTTCATCATGACAATTTAATAGAGCGTCCCGGTTCGCAAAAGCGCCCTGATATGGGCGTTTTTGTTCTAACAAAGTCTAACAAAGTCAATGTTTCAAATCCGCGATCCAGATGTATAATATTCACGTCGAGGTCGCAGTACCGTAAGCGCGTTTCGCTTTCTGTGCTGCCCCGGGCTGGCGGTGCGACCTCGACAATCGCGCAGCAGCCTGGGGCGGCTCTTTTAAGAGAGACAATTGGCTATGGAGGCGAAATGAAAGACACGATCATCGCCTGGACGGATTCCACATGGAATCCCGTCTTTGGCTGCTCGAAGGTCAGCGAGGGGTGCCGCCACTGCTACGCCGAGCGCATCGCGCTGAAATTTGGCCACAGCCGGAAGGACTGGACGGCGGCCAATGCACCGGAGAACGTCCAGCTAAAGCCCGACAAGCTCCGCGAGCCATACAGGCTCAAGCATCTGTCGCGTATCTTCGTCAACTCGATGTCTGACCTTTTTCACGAGTTGATCCCCGACGACTACACTGACCGGGTTTTCGCGGTGATGTGCGACTTGCCCCAGCACACCTTCCAGGTGCTCACCAAGCGCCCCGAGCGCATGGCGCGGTATGTGGACGGTTGGTTGCGCCGAACCGGGTACGAGATTGTCCCGGCGCATATCTGGCTGGGCACTTCGACGGAAGACCAGAAGAACTTTGACAAGCGCCTGCCCCATTTGCTGGCGACAAAGGCAACCATACGCTTCATAAGTGCGGAGCCGCTCATTGGCGCGATCGATATGGCCGGGCGGCTCAATGGCGTGCATTGGGTCATCGCCGGCGGCGAATCCGGCCCAGGCTTCCGGCCCATGCCGCACGAATGGCCGCGCGCCATCCGGGACGCCTGCCGCGCCCAGGGCGTTGCGTTCTTCTTCAAGCAGTCGGCTGCGTTCGTGACCGAGCGCGGAACGTATCTCACCGAAGAGGACGGCAGCAAGATGGAATACAAAGAGTATCCCGCTGTTCCCGCCAAACCGGGGTTGACACAGACCGCCTTTATATGATAGACTTTCAACTGAGCCGGGACGCTACGATCATTTCGTAGCGTCTTTTTGCTTTGCCATGCCGACAATTATTCAAAAGCAACATATCGAATTCTATCGTAAAGTCATGCTTCGCAAGAAGCTGTTAATCTATGCCTTACCTGGCGCGGCCTATGTTCCTTTTATCGGCGATGGTGATCTGGCCGTCGAGTGCCTGACTGGTCGCAAGCTCTATGGTGCGGACATCGCTCCTGACCGCGTTGAACGGGCACGGGAACGACTGCCAGATATGATCATTAAAATATACGACTGCAATTTCTGGCCCTTTGGCATTCTGGATGAAGTTTTTTCTATCGCTGATTTCGATGCCTATTCGCATCCTTATGCGGCATTCATCTCGTTTTGGCATATGGCGGACAAGGCACAGCGCGTAGTTCTGTTCTTTACGGATGGGCATCGGCAAGCTATCAATCGTTTGGGTATCTGGAATAAGCCGGACGGCACTTCTGAAAGAAATCTCGACATCAAGCGCAGGCGGGAGCTTTATAATTTCTATTATAGGCGATTCATTAGACCGTGGCTTGATTCATTCATTGTACAGGAGGATTATCATATTCTGCGTGAAGCTTTTTATTTGAGAAAAGATATGCTCTACTTTGGCGTGGTGATTGAACATGTCTGAAGTCAAGGACACAAAGCGGGCTTATAAATTTAATGCTCAAAGAAAAGGAGCCTACTTGGAGCTCTTGAGGCAAGGAGGGCGTCGCCATGCATCCGCGCGTCAGGTTGGCGTGACGCCTGTCACCGTTTGGCATCACATGAAGATTGATCCGGAATTCGAGAAAGCCGTTCATGTGGCTGAAATGGAGGCAGATGACGAAGTGGAGGATGCTCTACGCATGGCGGCTGTCAGCGGCAATGTGACGGCGACACTTGCGTGGCTCTATTCCCGTCGCCCTGAACGATGGCGAGATATGAGATCAATCAAACACGAATTATCTTGGCGCGAAGAAGCACAAAGAGATGGCTATGATCCAGATCAACTCTTCGCCGATCTCGTCGCAGCGGCCCGCGCCCGCCTGGATGAAGCAAGCGGTAGCGGAGGCGTGGCGGGCGGCGAAACAACAGGCGATCAGCAGGCAAAGTAGCAGGCTGATCGAGCCATACCGCCGCGACCCGGTCGCCTTCGTCCACGACATTCTGGGCGTCACAGAGATCCGCCCGTACCAGGAGCATGCGCTATCGGCGCTGCTGGAGCATCGGCGCGTCTGCATGCGCGGGCCGCATGGTATCGGCAAGACGGCGCTGGAGGCGTGGGCCGTGCTATGGGCGCTGGCCGTGCACGAGGAGATCAAGGCCCCGACGACGGCGAGCGCATGGCGGCAGCTCACGGAGTACCTCTGGCCCGAAATACACAAATGGTCGTCGCGCGCAAAATGGGATCGCATTGGCCTGCGTGTGCGCCCGGAGCGCGAGCTGCTCAAGCGCCGCCTGCAGCTGGGCGATAACCGCTTCGCCTTTGCGCTGGCGTCCAGCGACGAGGCCAAAATCGAGGGCGCGCATAGCGCGGTCGTGTTCTACGGGTTCGACGAGGCCAAGACGATAGCCGCCGAGATATGGGATGCTGCCGAAGGCGCGTTCTCCACGGGCGAGGGGTATGCGCTGGCCATCAGCACGCCGGGCGAGCCGGCTGGCCGATTCTACGACATCCAGACGAATCGACGCTCCTATCCGCACTGGCATATCATTCGCGTCACCGAGGCGGAGGCGCGGCGAGTCGTGCCGGGCTTCGCGCAATGGGCCGATCTGATGGCCGTGCAGTGGGGCGAGCAGTCGGCGGTCTACCAGAACCGCGTCGCGGGTGAGTTCGCGCAGTCCGAGACGGATACCGTGATCCCGCTGGCCTGGGTCGAGGCGGCGATGGACAGGTGGACGCCGGACGGCAGGCCGAGCGATACGCCGACGACGTTCGGCGCGGACATCGCCCGCACGGGCGAGAACAAGACGGTCTTCGCGCCGCGCACGGGCAACTGGTTCGCGCCGCTCATCAGGCACAGCAAGCGCGACACGATGGAGACGGCGGGCTTCCTGGCCTCGGAAATGATCAGCGTGGATTGGGCCAACATAGACGTGATCGGCATCGGCGCCGGTGTGTTCGACCGCCTGCGCGAGCAGGGCCTGAATGTGCGCCCGATCAACGTCGGTGAGGCGACGGGGCTGCGCGACAAGACGGGCCGCTTCGGATTCGTCAACCTGCGCTCAGCCCTGCTGTGGGGCCTGCGCGAGCGGCTCGAGCCGGAATCGGGCGATGACATTGCCCTGCCGCCCGACGACGACCTGCTGGCCGATCTGACCGCGCCGAAATGGACGCTCACCAGCGCGGGCAAGATCAAGGTCGAGAGCAAGGACGAGATCGTCAAGCGGCTGGGGCGCAGCCCGGACAGCGGCGACGCTGTGATGCTGGCCTATGCCGCGCCGGAATCCATGCCGGGCGCCGCCCGCGAGGCCAACCCGAAGGCGCGCTCGAAATTCGTGCGCAGCGATCTGCAAGGCGGGCGCTTCGGGCGCGACCGGCCGGCGGGACACCATAGGCGGTAGACACAATGACAGACCACAAAGCACGCAACGCGCAAATCCTTGACGCACTCAAGGGCGAATCCGCCCAGGCCGTCGCCGACCGCTTCGGCCTGTCGCGCTCCTATATCTACCGGCTGCGCTCCGACATGCAGCGCAATGGCCATGGCGACGGCGAAACGTTCCAGGCGAACGCGCGCCCGACCGGGCCGACGTTCCGCGAGATCGGCACGAGCGGCCTGCGGCAGTTCGCGGGCAATGTGGATGAGGACTATGACCGCGTCTTCAAGCCGCTCTACCGCAAAATACAACTCTACCGTGAGATGGGCGACGACCCCATCGCCGCCGCCGTGCTCATGGCAACGAAGATGACGATCCGGCGCTTGTCGTGGAGCGTGGAGCCTGCCGGCGAGACGCGCGCAGATGAACAGGCCGCCGAGTTCCTGGACGGCTGCATGGGCGATATGAGCCATTCATGGAATGACGCCATCGATTGGGCGCTCGACATGCTCCAGTTCGGATTCGTGCCGATGGAGCTTGTCTACAAGCGCCGCCTGGGCAGTGAGCGTGACCCGGCCAGCAACCACGATGATGGCAAGATCGGCTGGCGCAAATGGATCTACATTGGCCAGGACACGCTGGCGCAAAACGAACCGTGGCTGTTCGACGAGCACGGCGGCATCCAGGGCTTCCGGCAGCAGGACCCGAACACAGGCAAAGCGCCCATCGAAATCCCCGTCGAAAAGGCACTTCTGTTCCGCACGACTGCGCGCAAGAACGACCCCGAGGGACGTGCCATCCTGCGCGCCATGTATCCTGCGTGGTACATGAAGAAGAATCTGGAGGAGATTGAGGCCATCAGCGCGGAGCGGTTCGGAAGTGGTCTGCCAGTCATATATCTCGGCTCGGACACCTCGCGCACCGACGATGCCGATTCCGACCTGACCGCGTACAAGGGCATCGTGCGCAACATCCGCGTGGACGAGCAGATGGGCGTCGTCAATCCCTACGCCAAGATGGGCGCGGGCGCGCTGGAGGGGCAGGGCGTGCTCGTCGAGCTTCTGACGCCCAGCGGCGGGCGGCCCGTCGTGCTCGACACGACCATCCAGCGGTACGAGAAGCGCATGGCGATGGTCGGCCTCGCGCAATTCATCCATCTCGGAATGGACAAAGTCGGCACGCAGGCGCTGGCCGGCGAGACGGTGGACTTTTTCACGCTGGCCGTGGCGGCCTGGGCCGACCTGATCGAGGAGACGATCCACCGCTTCGGCACGGAGCGTCTGTTTCGCCTAAACCATTTCTCCAACCTGACGGGCAGGCCTCGCATCGCGCATTCGCCGGTGTTCAAGCAATCTCTGATCGACGTGGCGACGTTCGTCGAGAAGATGACCGGCGTCGGATTGCTGACGCCCGATCCTGAGCTTGAGGCGCATATCCGCGAACTGGCCGACCTGCCGGAGAAGCCGATCGAGGTCATCCAGCAACAGCAGGAGGAGGCTGAACTGCGCCGGGAGCAGATGCGGCAGGCACTGGCGAAAAAGAAAGAGGGCGGCGAAGACGAAGGCGAAGGCGGCGATGAAAAATCCGAAGATGGCAAAGACGAGGCGGGCGCGGAAGAGGCAGCGGAGCGATTCTATAATCCCGCCCAGGCGCGTGACCGAGAAGGCAAATGGACAGAGGGCGCGGGTGGTGCTGCCAGCGGTAGCCGTGAAAGTGGTGGTGATGCTGCCCCACAATGGGGCGCAGGAACTATCGCGGGTATCAATCGATCAGGAGTGAAAATCGGCAGATCACCTGAACAGACATCGGAATCATTCCAATCCGACCTGCGCGGCGGCGGACCCGGGCGCCGCCCGAAGGCCATCGTCCACGTCAACGCCTACCAGCGCGAGCTTGAGGATACCTACACCGACTGGTCGGAAGATCTGGCGCGCGACCTGGCCGCCGCCGAAGACGACGACCGCCGCGAAGAAATCCTGGCCGCCGCGCTTGCCGCGCTCCTGCTGCGCCTGCGCCAAGCGGGCCGTGAGAGCATGGCTGAATGGCTGTCCAGCGTCGAGCCGACGCCCGAAGTGCTCCAGGCGCTGGCCGATGCCGTCGCGGAGAACGAGCGCCTGCTGGAGCAGAGCCTGCTGCCCGCCGTCGAGCGCAAGGTGCGCGGCGGGCTGCAGGACGAGGACATCCTCAAGGCGCTCGCGTTGGGCACGGGCGCGGCGGCGCTGGTCGGCCTGCTCGCCACGATCCGGGCGCGCGTCGCACTGTATGCCGGCGGGCTATGGTCATTCATGCAGCACGCCATCGGCCTGGGCGCGCCAGACCGCATGTATTGGCATCTCGATCCGCTGGCGCACCATTGCCCATCGTGCCTGGCGTTCGGCAACAAGGAATATGAGTCGTTCGACGCAATGCTGCGCGAGACAGGCGGCATATGGCCGTCGCATGGTACAGACTGTGCAGGTAATTGCAGATGTTCGCTGGAAGCGGTCACGACTTAGGCGTTCTGCCCATCGGCGCACACTATGGTCCGTCTGTTGCCATCATCCGCACGCTGCGCGACGGGACGGTGACGCACGAATGGCTGCCACGGTTCCTGGCCGAGCAGGTCGTGGCAATGATCCCGTTCGACGAGCCGCTGGTGGCGTCGGCGAGGATTGCATACTCAGGGCTATCGCACCATGTCTGACGTGTTCCGCAAGGCCGCCCAACGAATCGAAAATAGCCCATTCATCATACCGATCTTCGGGATCTTCGCGCTGATGCTGGTGGTGGGTATCGGGATCTTCGTCGAGGACTATAGCACCAGCCTGGCCGGATACCAACAGCTGCCGACTCGGAAAGTGAATGAGTGGGTGATCGGCCTGGTGGCGCTCCTGCCGCAGGTTGGCCAGATCGGATTCATGTACGTGTTCGCAGCCGACACGAACAAGAGATGGTCGATTCTGGTTGCCGCTGGATTGCACCTCGTCGATGTCGCCACTGATGTCATTTACAAGGCGAGCGGATTGGGATTCGAGGCGTGGGTCGTCGCACTGGTCGAAAGCGAAATCGTCTACACGTTGGGCAGCGAGATCATGATAGTCACCTCGCTTGGCATGATCATCCGCCTGTTCCCGGCTTTTATTGAGCAGATAGGCGAGCTATTCAATAGCATCATGGGGCGGATGCAAAAAGGAGATGAGGACTGAGTGATTCGACTGATTTACACGGTAACAGGAAGGAAACTCAAAAAAGATTATGTTCAATACTTGCTTAGCCGCTGGTAGTATATGCGGCGGCGATCCCCCTGCCCCTCCAGCGCACCCATCCCCCAAATCGTTTGAGAAAAGTTGCGGTACATTAACATATCCGTAACTCTATTCATACACACTTTCGGGCGGAATGGGCTTATAATTTTCCTAGGATGAAACTACAAGAGTTCTCCACTCTGCTCAAGGCCAAATATCCTGATGCCGAATGCTACCGCAACCGCGAGCTGGGCGGCGCGGCGGTGAAAAACGGTCTTGCGATCACCTTCGGACCAAGCGGCAAGGTTTACAGCTATCGCGGCTCGTTTGACTCGATTGCGGTTCAACTCGAGCTGGTATCTGTCTTCTCCGTGCGGCGACGGGGCGAGATCGTCGGAGAAGCATTTACGCGCGAAGAGGCTGAGGCTATTCTCACGCGCGAACAGATGCGCTATGTCGAAATGGCTGCGAAGTGGCCGGCCAGTTGGAACTATGGCCGCGACACGTTTGAAATCGTGCAGACACAGTAGTTATTGCGGCCCAGGCCGCCGGGTGCGCCCGGATAGCGCGGAGAAAATAAAATGTGGAGTCCTGAAGAAGATAAGAGGTTGATTGAGAGCGTGCTATTGTTTATCTTCGCTCTCGTTGTGGTAGGTATCCTCGTGTCTGGTGGTGGATGATGAGAATCTTTCATCTCCATCGGACGGAGGACATTTCCGGCAATACCGGAAATGGTGTGGTCGCGGAGGGGGTTGTACTGAGCAACGGCAAAGCGGTTGTATCATTTTATCCATCGCCGCAAATGCAGGTATCCTCGGTGATCATATACGACAATATCGCCGAAGCGGAAGCCGTGCATGCGCATGGCGGGCGGACAAAGCTGATGTTTGATTGAGATTCGTTCGGAACAGTCGCCGTCCAGGGAGAGCATCCTCCCCTGGCCGGCTTTTCGTGTCCCTTGACACGAATCGCCGAATCTGATAAACTGACGGCACAACTGGGCGCATCAGCGCGCACTGGCGGCAATCCAGCCGCCGATCCACATCGGATCGGCGGCTTTTTCATTTCTATGCGATATGACACGGCCTGCGACACCTGCGGCTACACCGGAGAAATCGAGAAGCGCCTGACCGAGGCGCTGCCGCCGTGTCCCGATTGCGGCTGTGAGACGCGGCAGGTTTACAGCCCGCCCGGTATCATCCTGGCCGCGCCGGGCTTCTACCACACGGACTATGCGCGCCTCGAATCGCAGGTCGGCAAGGAACGCGCCGAGCGGTTCCGGGCGCAACGCGCGGACGCTGAAAGTCGCGCGAAAGCGGGCCGACTGACGGAATACGAGCGTGGGTTGGAGACGATCTGATGCCGTATCGAGAAGGTCATGGCGCAGGGACACAGCAAGAGCCGCGCGATTGCGATGTGCCGAACGTCTATGAAGATGAGTGAGAAGCCGATGATTCGATGGGTTGAACCTTTCGCGTATCAGGCAGGCAAGCCGTTTCGGGTCATGCCGCTTGGCACATTCAAGCGCGGCGAGCGCACCTTGACTATCACGAAAGATAATCTCCAGCAGATGGCCGCGAATTTCGAGAATGGGCGTCCGCGTTGGAAGGTCCCGGTTTATTTCGGCCATCCGACCGCCGAACAGCCCGATCCGCCGAAGGCGGGCAATATCGCTTCGGTCGAGGTACGCGACGATGGCCTGTACGCCGTGCCGGAGTACACCGACAAGGGCAAGGCCAGCGTCGAGGGCGGCGAGTATCAGTTCGTCTCGCCGGGCGTGCTGTGGGACAAGAACGGCTCGGCCTACGTGGATGAGCAAGGCCGGCAGTTTGACAATGTCATTGAGCACGTCGCCCTAACGAATCGGCCCTTTTTCGGGCAGCATGTTGCGCTATTCAGCGAGCCGGGAGTAATCGAAAATATGCACGATGAGGCATACGGGCACGGCTACAAGGGACATCGCTTGCTGGAAGCCCTGGAAACCGTGAGCGGATTGGCCGACAGCATGGAAGATGTCGAGGAATTGTCGGGTCCGCTGCAAACGGCCAAGAACGCGCTCAAAGAGGCCATGAGCAAGATTCTCGCGCTGTTTAGCGCGGATGGGCCAAACCCGGATGGAGAACTTTTTCAGAGCAAAGGCCACATGGGCAAGAGTGGGCCACATGCGGGCCACGGCGGCGGCAAAGGGAGCATGAAGGGCGGCGGTGGTGCGGCGGGTGGCGCATCGAAAGAGGAGCGCGACAAGGCACACGAAGAATTCAAGTTCCTGAACAAGAGAATGGCGGCTGGCAATCTCAAGGCGGGCGAAAAGGCATTGCTGGAACAACGCATGGAGAAGCTCGCCAAGAAAGTCCTCGGCGTTCCAGAGAATGCCAGTGAGGGCCTTGAGTCAGAAACATTCGCCATGACGCCTAAAATGCTGGAGAAGATGCAGCAGATGCTAGATGACATGCCGGAAGGCGAAGCGAGGGCCATGCGCAAGCAGATGATGGGCATGAATTTGGCCGAGATGGAGGCCCACATGCGCAAGGAGATGGGCATGGACAAGATGTCTGAGACCTTCGCCGTCTGGACAACCGCATTCATGAACGATCTACCCGATTCCAGTTTTTTATACGTTGAATCGGGCGGCGAAAAAGACGAGAGTGGGAAGACCAAACCGCGCAGCCTGCGGCATTTCCCCTACAAGGACGCCGGCGGCAAGATAGACCTGCCCCACCTGCGCAATGCCCTGGCGCGCATTCCACAAAGCAGCTTGCCTGCCGATGTGAAGGAGCGCGTCGCCGCGAAGGCGCGACGCCTCGCAGGCGGCACAGGCGAAATCGAAGTCAGTGAAAAGAACAGCATAACATCGGAGGGTGAAAAGATGGGAAACGACAATCAATCACAGCCCGTCAGCGCCGAAGAGTTCGCCGCATTGAAGGCTAAGGCCGACAAGCTTGACGCGCTGGAGGTCGAGGTCGGCACGCTCAAGACAAAGGCTGCGGAGGCCGACACCTTCGCCACGCAGCTTGTCGAGATGAAGCGACAACGCCGACGTGACCAGCTCCTGCGGCGCGCCGAGCAGTTCGTGGCGATTCCGGAGAAGCCGGAGACCATCGCCGAGAAGCTGCAGGCCCTGGAGGAAATGGACGCGGCCCGCGTCGCCGCGCTGCCGGAGGCGCAGCGCAAGGACGCGCCGAGCCTATTTACCTGGTTTGATGGCCTGCTGGGTACGCTCGATCAAGCAATGGTGCAGGCCGATCTGTTCGGCCAGAAGTCGGTCGCGCAGAAGGAGCAGGCCGACACATTCGAGGCGGCGGTCGAGGCGAAGCTGGCCGAGAAGTTCGCCGGTGACCGCGCAAAGTACGCCGAGGCGATGGAAGCCGTCGGCGCGGAGCGGCCTGACCTGGCGCACCAGTACACCATGCGCCAACGCAAGGCGCGGTGAGGTGAAACATGGCAACCTATAAGGCAATATCCATTGACGGCGATGTCAGCTTCCAGGCTGACGTCGACCTGACCCTGGCGCAATACTACTTCGTCGCCGCCGCATCGACGGCGGGCAACGTCAAAGTCGCCACGGGCGCCAGTAACCCGGTTCCCATCGGCGTGTTGCAGAATGCGCCGAGCGCGGGCCAGGAGGCGCAAGTGCGCGTCATTGGCATGTCGAAGGTCTTTGCCGTGACTGACGGCACATGCGCGCTGGCCTGGAGCCGCTTCCTGACCGTGAATGCATCCGGGCAGGCCGCCGGCGTCGCCGCCAATCAGGAAGTGACCCTGGGGCGCTGGCTCGACACGAGCGCGCCGCTTTCGGCGTCCCGCTTCGGGAACGCGTTCATCAACTGCATGGCCGCGACCGGCTGCGCGCCGAGCGCCTCGTGAGGTGAGACATGGCAAAGCCAACCTACGCACAAGTTCACATCGACCAGCCTCTGACGAACATCAGCATCGCGTATCGACCGTCGAAGTTCATCGCGGAGCAGGTGTTCCCGCGCGTGCCGGTGACGAAGATCTCCGACAAGTTCTTCGTTTACACCAAGGCCGACTGGCTGCGGCGCGAGGCCGAGCCGCGCGCGATGGGCACGCGCGCCAGCCGTGGCGACTACGGGCTGACAACGGACTCCTACGTCTGCACGGAGAAGGCCATCGCCAAGGGCGTGCCAGACGAGATCGTGGACAATGCGGACAATCCGCTCAGGCCCGCGCAGGACGCCACGAACTACGTCACCAGCCAGATCCTGCTGGAGCTGGAGAGCGAGGTCGCGGGCAACGCCTTCGGCGCGGGCTGGTCGTCCAGCGCGACCCCCTCCCCCACCTGGGACAATGCCACATCCACGCCGATTGAGGATGTGGCGACGGCAGTAAATACAGTCATCTCGAATATCGGCAACATGCCGAATGTGGGCGTCATGGGTCAGGGTCTTTGGAGATTCACCTCCCAGCATCCGGACATCATTGATCGTATCAAGTATTCTGCTGGCCCGACCTCGCCCGCCGTCGTGACGCTTCAGGCGGTCGCAGCGCTGTTCGGACTGGACAGGCTCTTGATCGGCATAACCATCGAGGACACCGCCGCCGAGGGCGCATCAAGCTCGCTGGCCTACGTGTGGGGCAACCATCTGCTCGTGGCCTATGTGACCGCGCAGCCGTCGCTGCTGGAGCCGACGGCGGGCTACGTGTTCACGTACAAGAACCGGGTCATCAACCGATACCGGGAAGAACAGGAGCACCAGGATGTCGTGGAAGCCGTTCAGTCTTGGGACACGAAGCTCACCGCGACCGATGCAGCATACTTGATAAAAAATGCTAGTTAACTAACTAGCATTTCTGAACCTTTCCAACTCAAGTTCAAGTTCGGTGATTCGTTTCAAAGCATCTTGCCAGAGACGATAATACTTAGTATCCAATCTGCGATGATCGGCATGACTTGAGTTTTATTGGGTACAGGCAACCTTTTGCGCATGATATTTCCGTAAAAGGAATCCGCCCTCTGGCAGAGCCGTCGCGTTGTCTAGGCGCGTCGGGCCAAAAGGCGGATATGAAATCAAAAACGACTCAACCGATAAGCGCCTAGACGATTACAGTATACAGCGCATCGGATGATTCGTCAAGCCTCTGGCGCGTAATGCGCTGGTCATCTGACTGGAGGGCAACATGCCTATCAACTACCGCAACAAGGCCAACTTCACGGCGGGCGCGGCCATCGACGAGATCTTCACAGCCGCCGAGTCTCTGACGGGCAAGCAATACTATTTCGTCGCGCCCGGTTCGATCGCAGGCGAGGTCATCGCCGCGACCGGCGCGAGCAACCCGGCGCCGATCGGCGTCCTGCAGAACGCGCCCGGCGCGGCGAAAAAGGCTTACGTCCGCATCTTCGGCGTCACGAAGCTGACAGGCTGCGCCGCGACGTGCGACATCCGCAACGGGCGTTTCGTCCGTTCGTCGAGCGTCGGCGCGGCGGAAGTGCCGGCCAGCGCGGGTGGCGGCGTCATCCAGGGCCGCTGGCTTTCGGCAAGCGTCGCCACGAATGCGTCCGGCCTGGCCACGAAAGCGTTCGTGGACTGTATGAGCCTCGGCGGAGTGTGCGCCGTGAGTACATCCTAAAGCCCCTTCTCTCCTCCTTTTGGGCGGGCCGCCGGGGGAACTCTCTTTACCACAGACCTGGCGCTCCGAGCGGCCCGCCCACGGCGGTGATCGGCGATGGCTGAACCGACACGAATCTCCACAGGCAGGTCATTATGGCAATTTTAGTGCCGAACACCGGCTCTACTTTCGCGTCTGCCGGTTGCGTTGTCGGGAGTGCTGATCGATGGATATGGTTCGGATTCCGGACCCTACCCAATGCCAGCGGCTCGGCGACGTTTTACCGCACCAATGCTTCGACGAGCGGCTGCGAGATCCTGTCAATGTCGCTATGTCCGGGCAAAACCGTCGTCATTCCGCAGCCGTTCAACTCGCCGTGCGGCATCTACGTCGCCGGCGTAACTGGCGGCTGCGCCATCGTCTGGATGAAGGAGAAACAGTGATATGTCTGCATTGAGCAACTTCCTAGAGAACGAAGTGTTGGATTAACTATAGTCCCTCTGCGTGGTGACGCGCAGAGCAAACCCTGAATATCGGTGGAAGGCTGAGATGCTAACGCCGAGGCACAGGCCGCAAGGCAAGGCCGTAACGACTACCAACGGGCGACTCTCTGAGTCGATGGCATAGTCTGGTCTGCAACGAAATGAAGTTGCAGAGTGCGGCAGAAATGACCGCACCCGCAAAAGCGAGTAACAAAAACGCATTTGTTCGGAACCGGGACCTACAGCAGCCCGTGCGTCTATGTCGGTCTGGATTCCGGCTCGCCCACCGACACCGGCCCAGGTTCTGAGGTGAGCGGCGGCGGCTACCTGCGCCAGCGCGCCGTGAACTGGGACGTGGCGGCGGCGGGCGCGACCGAGAACTCCAGCGCGATCACCTTCCCGCAGGCCACCGCCTCCTACAACGTCAAGGCAGTCATCCTGATGGACGGATCGACAGTCGCCTGCACGACGAATATGCTATGGTACGGCTTCCTGACCACCTCGCGGCTGGTGAACGAGAACGACACCTTCGAGATCGCGGCGTCCAGCCTGGATGTGACGATCGCTTAAACAGGTGGGCCGGACATGGAAAACGACCCGCACACAACTTGGGTCGCTTTCCTGCTTCTGGGGGAACACAACAATTGTACCCTATCGTGTGAGACTATCAAATGCCCGTCCATGACGTGTGGGTGATTCATCCCAATCTGCCGCCGTTCCCGGCCTCAATGGGCCGCGACCGGGTTGACCTGCTGCAACTGAATCTGCCGCAGAACTCAACGGCTTCGCGCATACGCAATATCTGTGAGGATTGGTGGGGAGGCGACTGGCCGGGATCGCCGGTGGGCAGAGTGATCAGCGCAAGCAAAGGAATCGGGCGCGGAGATTTGTCAACTTTCACATTCCAAGAGACACCGCGATCTGATAGCGATAAAGGAGCAAGCCGCGAATTCATCATCTATCCGCCAGCCGTGACACTCGACGAGGCGTTGGCGCTAATCAGTCCGTCGCGCGTGAGATACTGATATGGCTATCGCTCTGAACGGCGCGGCGATTTCGGCATCCGCTGGCTCTGGTAGCTTGAATATGCCAGAATGGACGCCGGCCGCAAACGACTTGTGCATATTCATGGCTGGCTGGCGCGATGCGACGCCCGTATCTTCGTCGGTCAGTGGCAACGGATTGACGTGGGTTCGTTCATTAAGCGTTATGAACACGCAGGGTCAGAATGGCTTCCAGGTGTGGTATGCAACCGGCTTAGCGCCGACGACGGGTTGCATCAACTACGACATCACGGGCAATGCGCTGCCGGTGGTGTGCATTGCACAGCGGTTCAGCGGCGTCAACGTCGGTGCGGCCAGCGCGGGCATTGAGAGGACAGCCAGCAGCATAGGCCCAGCGGTTGACAACAACGACATGCTGGAAAATATTACGACGATCACCGATAGCGCCTGGGCCGTCGCTGGCGGCACGCATCGCAGCAGAAATTTTACTGCTCCGAGCGGCGAGACAGGCATCTTGGTCAACGCCGTGGGCGGCACAGGTGGCAACCAAACGAAGGTGTCGATGTGGTATCAGAATCCGGGCGCCATTTCGCCGCCGGCGACGTGTCAGCTGGGCGGGCTGGCCGATCTGTCGGGGTCGGACGACTGGTGCATGGCGATTCTGGACTTGATGCCGACTGCCAGCCTGCTAGTGGCGCGCGTGCCCCACAAACGGATTCTTGATTTTCCGCATTACAGGATGTGAGACATGCCCATTTACACGGCCAGGCTTGACGCGACAAGCTTGAGTTCTGCGGCGACGGCGGTGCAAATCAATGCGCCATCCAATGCGGCTCTCAAGATTCTGCGAGCGTGGATGAGCGTGTGTACCGTCACGTCTTGCGCGCTCCAGGTACGGCTGTCACGGCGCACGACAGGCGGGACCGGCACATCGTTCACACCGATTCGACACGATTCGTTTGATGTATCCACCAGTGCGACAGCGACGGTGAATCACAGTGTCGAGGGTACGTTGGGTGACGTGATTATCCGCGACACGTTCAATGCGCTGAATGGCTTCTTGTATCTGCCGATTCCTGAAGAGCGCATTGTTGTGCCGCCGGGCTGTGCGCTATCGCTGGATTTGCCCGTTGCGCCTGACAACGCCTCGTCGCTGAACGCCGGCATCACCTGGTCTGAGCGGGAGTAGAGATGTGGCGGGCCACGTATTCAGAGCACCGCCCCACCCTACCCAGCGAGTCCGCAGCGTCGTCGGGCCGCTGTCCCCGCCGCCGCCTGAACTTATTCAGGGCGAGGCGACACTTTCTGCATTCGGTTCTTTAATATCTGACATACAGGCCACGCTGCGGCCCGATGCTGCATTGGCTGCGTTCGGTTCGCTCACGGCGGACGCCGCGCTCACCATCCGACACGCCGTCGCGCTGGATGCGTTCAGCGACCTGACGCCTGCGGGCCAAATCACGGCGCGCGGCGACTCGGCGCTGGCGGCGTTCGGGGATCTGGTCGCGGAGGGCATCAAGAAGATTTCGGGCGCGGTGATTCTGGACGCGTTCGGCGCGCTGACCATAGACCCGGCGCTGACTCTCCGGCCGGACGCCGCGCTCGCCGCCCTCGGATCGCTGACATCGGACGCGCGGGTCACGCTCCGCCCAGACGCGGCCCTGGCCGCCTTCGGGTCGGTCGTGCCTGACGCGCAGATGACGTTACGACCCGATGCTGCGCTGGCCGCATCGGGCGACCTGACTCCCGATGGCGGGCTGCGCATCGCCGGGGATGCGGCGCTGGCCGCATTTGGCGATTTGGTCGCCGAGGGCATCAAGAAGATTGTCGCGGATGCTGCGCTCGCGGCCTTCGGCAGTTTGATCGCAGATGCTCTTCTGACGCTTCGGCCCGATACGGCGCTGGCTGCCTTCGGCAATCTGGATGCGGCGGCGCGGCTCACGCAGCGCGACAGTGCGGCCCTGGCTGCGCTCGGATCGTTGGATGCGGCGGCGCGACTCACGCTGCGCCCCGACCTGATAAGCGCCGCATTCGGTTCGCTCACGGCGGACGGCAGTATCGTCACTCCAATCGAAGTGGCGATGGCCGCGTTCGGCTCACTGACCGCAGACGGCCAGTTGATCCTGCGCGCGGACGCCGCACTGGCCGCCTTCGGCTTATTGACCGCAGATGTTGGCAAAGTGTTCGGTTCCGCGACATTGGAGGCGTTCGCTAACTTTGCGCAAACTGGTCAGCTAACACTTTCGGGTGATTCCGCGCTCGCCGCGCTCGGAACGCTGATCTCCGACGGTGCGCTGACGCAGCGCGAAACGGTATCATTGGCGGGTGTCGGCGCGCTGGATGTCGCATTCCAACTGAGGCTGGGCGGATCGGCGATGCTGGCCGGCATCGGGACACTGACGCCAGATGGACGTCTGACGCTGTCGGCGGATGCCGCGCTCGCCGCCCTCGGATCGCTGGTGGCAGCTGGCGACATTCAGATTCAGGATGTGTTTGCGGCGCTTGCGCTAACGCTGGCGCGCCGAGATTTCGTTCTCAACCTGCGCGACCGCAGCTTGACGCTGAATTTGAATCGCAGGTCAAGAACGATTAGGACAAAGAACTGATGGCGACGACGCTTGAGTTTCGTGACAGCCCGTACGAAATATCGGACGCCGAGCGGCTCGCGCTCGGCTTCGACGTGGCGGACTGGGGCATCACCTGCCCACTGTCGCCGTCCGCCGTGATCCTCGACTCGTCCGGTGCGGATTTGTCGGCGTCGCTGTTCGCGGGATCGGCGGCCATCTCGTCTTGTCTAGCGACGTGCATCGTCACGCCTCGCATCCAGAGCCTGATCGCGGGCTGCACCTACCGGCTGGAGGTGCGTTGGGAGGACAACCATAGCACGCCGAACCGATTCCAGGCGGCGTTGACGATCAAGGCGACATCATGATAGCGGAATTGACGGTTGGCAATAAATTTTCAGACACGACTTATGCCATGCCGATACGGAGATCGGTGCCCAGTCCAAAACAAGCCGATCCAATTGTCGCCTTCGTGCTTTCCGGCGGCGGCGTGCGGGGCGCGGTACAATGCGGAGCGCTCATTGCGTTGAATGAGCGCGGTGTCACTCCGCATCTCGTCGCGGGTACATCGGCGGGCGCGCTCAACGGCGCGGCCTACTGCCTGATGCCGGGACTGGTCGGCTTGGGGCATCTAGCGACACTCTGGCGGATGACGAAGCGGGATGATGTGTGGCCCGGCCATCCGCTGTCGTGGGCCTGGCGACTCATCGCGGGCGAGTTGGGATTTGGCCCGAAGCCGCTCGGCCTGGTGAGCCACACGCACCTGATCGGCTACATTGAAAAGGCGCTGGATTTTGTTGTGGGCCGGCACGATCTCACATTCGCCGATCTCGAAATTCGCCTGTTCGTGACGGCGGTTGATGTCGTCACTCGCGTCCCCATGATTCTGGGCGATCTCGACGAATCTCTGGTGTTCTCCATCGCGGCGAGCGCGGCCATGCCGGGCATTTCCGATCCCGTGCCGTTCATGGACACGCTGCTGACCGACGGCGGCGTGGCGAATCCGCTGCCGCTGGACATCGCCATCCAGCGCGGCGCGACGGAGATATACGCCATCGATCTGTCGGGCGTGGACACTCCGTATCGTCCCACGAACATTCTGGAGAAGCTGCTTGCGGACTTTAATGCGCAACAAATGGAATTGGCGGCGCAGGGCATCCGCGACGCGCAGGAGAGCAACATCACGCTGCATCATCTCGACCTGGGTTTTGACGTGGACTTGCTGGATTTCAGCCGGGCGCAGGAGATGATCGAGTACGGCTACAAGTCCACGAAGGACTATCTCGACAGTCCGCACCCCTTGCGAGTGAGGGAATAGGATGGCCTACGCCTCGGCGAGCGATGTCTCCAGCCTGACCCGCAATCTGGTCGGCGGGGAGTCCACATTCACGACCTCCACCTCTCCCACCCTGGCGCAGGTGAACGCCTGGCTCACCGCCGGCTGCGCCATGATCGAGACGGTCGTCGGCGGCACATCCATCGGCGCGACGCGCACGATCTACGGGTTCGCAGTTGAGGCCAACGCGCTCTACGCGGCCTGGATGGCCGAGCGGTCGCGCACGATGGCGGCCACGACGGCGCAGGAGCGCACGCGGGCCGATCAGCTCAGGCGCGACTTCTTTGATCATCTGGGTTGGCTGGAGAAGTATGGCAACTCGCGCGGCGGCGTGGCGCCGGTCAGTCTGGCCTACGCCGGCGGCATCAGCAAGTCGGACAAGGAGGCTGTGGAGTCCGACGCCGACCGAGTCGAGCCTCGCATGCGGCGCGGGCAATTCCGGAATCCAGAGGCGTTGTCGCCAGATGATACAAGCGCGAGTTGAGGATCGCTGGCCGGCCATATACGAAATCAACATCCCGCAGCCGCTGACGGCGGTGGACGGCAATCCGCACATCTGGGAAACGCTGGCGCTGTGCCAGATTGCCGCGACGGTTCCAGCGCGCACGATCTTCGAGATCGGGACGTACAACGGCTCGACGGTGACGGCCCTGAGCGCAGTGCCGGGCATCGAGAGGATATGGACGCTCGACCTGCCGCCGAACCAGGCCCCTGCCCTTCCGCTGGCCGACGGCGATTGGCGCTATCTGAATGCGCCGAAGCTCCCGTTGCCTGCCATAGTCGGACAACTCTGGGGCGACAGCGCGACGTTCGACTTCGGGCCATACAAGCGCCGTTGCGACCTGGTATTCGTGATGGGTGCGCACAGCCCGGAGTACATTGAGAACGACCTGGCCGCCGCGTTCGTGCTGAAATCACCGATGGGCGTGGTCGTGCTGCACACGGGCACGGAGAAACCAATGCGCGATGTATGTCTGAAGTATGATATTTGGCTCATCAGTGCTCGGATGGCAGTGGTCGATTCATGTGCGAGTTAAGAAATTGGCAATTCGCCTGTTCGTTCAAAATGAATCAATTCATCTTTACCTATGATGAGAATATGTTTGTCGGGATGTGCACAGGACACTAACCACATTTTAATTTTATCTTTTTCTCTGAACCATCCTTTTGTCTCTATATAGATAGATAGTGATGGGATGAAGAAATCTGGCATATATCTATGATCTTTTCCAGAGGCATCCTTGTACTTAAGCGGCTTGATTTCACCATGAGCCAACCAATCAAGATTGAGTTTGTCGAGCATCACGGCAAATCTGTACTCATAAGTGCCTTGCAACTTAACAACTGAATCATCGCGGCGTTTATAATCTATGCGCGGAACATGATATGGTCCACCCTCAAAGGTCGTATGTGGTTTGAGTCCAGCGAGCTCGCAGGCGCGTACCCAGCTTCCGAATTGTTTCCAGTATACAGCCGTGGAACAATTACCATGTTTCCTGAATTCTGTATCTGTTGGAGTGTGCCCAATCTCTCGAGCAACGCGCTGAAGTTCATCAATTAGTTGCTCGTCAGTATAGAGATTTTTCCCCTTGTTGTGAGGGTATTGACTGCGGATAATCGGAGATTTCTTCTTATGGACAGTGGGTGTCTTAATGCCGAATCTATTTTCTGAGAGATATGGAATATCGGCGAAGCGGTTAGCATGTTCAACAGAACCAAAACGACGCGCATAAAGAATTGAGCGTCCTGACCATTCAGAATCAATATCTTTTGCAGTTGGACGTCTTTGAAGTTTATGAGCTAAAGTCAATAGATCGGATAAGGCTTGATCATCTTCAATCTTATTGGGCGGTATCCATCTTCCGCTCCGACGAAAAACATAGCGACAAGACTTTGAACAAAATGTATGAGTCTTGCCGAGCATCTGTGAAGCAAGACGGTAAAAGATAGTATTGCAATTATCACATATATATGGAAGCCTTTGGATTTTTCTCATTGATAATGGAACACCCCATCGGGAAGTCGGTATCGTTGCTTAGGCGAACCGGCCCAATGGGGTGTATGGAAACAAAATACCGAACACCGTTTCGCCTAAGCAAGTACATTATAAGTCCAATTCTGATGGGAGTCAATGGGATTGGGCAATATGAAAGAGGGTGATTTGAATGGCTCAGTCGAACGGTCTCCATATCGTATTCATGTATGCTGACAGTCCGACTGAGTGGTGACAAGGAACTGTTCGCAGTGGCGATGCCTTTCACCCTCAGACGCAATAAATGCCGAACACGCCAAAGGCACGACGCCGATGACGGCGCAGTTGTTCTACATGCCGACCGCGCTCGGCTGGGATCACCCGGAGGTGCAGCGCAAGCTCGGCGCCGGCGACGTGCTGATCTTCCAGCGCAACGTCATCATCCCGGAGGTGTGGCACGCCATCGACTACTGGCGCGCGCTGGGCAAGACGATAGTCATCGATCTCGACGACGCCT